TTGGAAGTCGTTCTGCACTAATACTCCAATATTAAATACCCAACCACAGCAAAGATTGTCAAACCTCTCGGAGAAAGGCTCAATAGTGAATTGGTCTTGTGTAAAGTATAAAGGAAAATTAATATCATTAACACCTTGTAAAGATTGCCTTGAACTATGTCTAAGCATACCTATGAAGTCGGTTACTATTTGTAGTGTTTCATTAAATACATCTTGTTCATTGCTTAAAGTTTTTACAAGCTTTGTAAATTCATTATTTGTTGATGATACTATTTGGCTTCTGTTAGTTTTCCAATTATCCTTTTCCGTTACCATATCCATAATAAATATTTGGAAGTTATAGACCAGCTGACTATCTCCTGTCGTTACTGATGTAGGGTTGATGTGAAGCAAAGGAAACTTCTGCATCTTTTCCAAGTTTATGTCAAATATATCTCCAACTGAAGTTGATTTTATTTGCCTGTGGTATTCCCCTAATCTAAGTAAGGTGTTAACTACGTTATTGTATGTCTTATTGTTAACCATTTCTTTTTACTTTATTTTGTGAGCTTAAATCTGTTTCATAACTTAACCAAGTCAAACATTCTAAAAGGCTAAGTCTTGTTATTGCTTCTAATTTACTAATGTCCTCTCCGCATAATCTGTGCATCACACCGAACCATCCCCATTTGCTTGCGAAGTCTTCACTAGCTACTGCGTCTTCGTTTCCTTCAGCCGCTCCATCAAATATAATGGCAAAATCTCGGACAACACCTTCCCTAAAGTGTAAAAAAAAACCAATGCACTTTGCACTTGTTCCGCTGACATCTGTTTCATTTCTTCTGCTCTGAGCCGTATATCCCCATCATACGAGTCAATTATGTATATATCATTCTTCTTTAATTTTATAGGACGATAGAGTACAGCCATTAATTCAGGAAGGTTTGTTTCTATTCCGTTCTTTATGAACTGTTCAATGTCTGCGTATTCTCCTAAACTAATACTATCTAAGTCTGGATGGAATCCGTATTCAACACCATTAATCTCTATTATCCTTTTTAGCTTTGTATCTTGCTTAGACTGTAGTTCTCCTACCTTACTCATTATAACTGCTACGTCTGATAAGGATAGTTCCTTAATTAACTTCTTAGGAATGTCAGATAATGCTGCTATTGTTTCTGTAGCTTCTTCAGTCTTTGTACCTGTTTCAAAGTCAATAAGTTGTAGCCAAGTAGACAGAGTAACATCTGACCAACTATTAATTAGCTTGAACTCTTTTACTTTGCCTTCTTTTTTAATCTTTACTTTCATACACTATATAATAGAAATTTATTGTTTTTAGTTTAACGATTTTTTTACTGAACGAAATACCTACCTGCGTTTGGATTATCTAGGTGGTATATAATGTTATAACGGATTCCGTCAATTGCGTGGTTGTAGTTATCTACATAAAGCTTCGAGCCTTTATCTGCATAGACATAATTGTTTAACTCTTTAGCTATGTTCGTTGATTCAGGACTTACTATTAATTGATAGTCTTGCATTCTAGTTATACCACTTTCAATCGTTCCTTTCTTAACTGCTTTAATGTTTACTCCTAAATGCTTTAAATCGGCAATGAGTCTAGGCTCTGCTGAATCTGCTATGATTAATTTACTATCTACTTTGTCAAGTATTATCTTAGCAAGCTCTTGACTCTTTAATCCATTACGATATAGATGTTCCTTTAAATAAATCTTCTTATGCTTCTTGTCTATTGCTACTTCAGTTAAAGAATCAGGGTCAATACTAAAACCGAAATCCATTCCACAAGATGTCTGTAAGTCATCAGGATTAAATTCTCCAATTGACCAATTCTCAAAGACTACTCCTTCTGCCTTTGCTAACCAACCACCGAGAATCTTATGCTGATACTTTTTAAAGTTGTTATGCTTTATGCTCTTAATACGTTCTAGGAAGCTCTCTGAGAGATTAACTTCATTGTCTAGGTATGTACTATGTATATAGCATACATTGTCTTTAACGCCATTAAAACCACCTTCAATTCCTTTGTCCTCAAAAAACCTCTTGTATATCCAATGTTCCTTAGTTACAGGATTCAATACTAATATGATTCTATTCTGTACTTTCTTTTCTCTTATACTTAAGTCAATAGTATCAAAGATGTTTTCGTCTACAAGTTCTTCAGCTTCATCAAGTACCCAAGTAGATATACCTTGTAATGACTTTAGACTAGCAGTTTGATTTCCTGCTGATGTTTTGATACCTCTAAATAAAATGTCAGATTTGTTTCCTAAGTTTATTACCTCTGCTTTGTTTACACTAAAGGTATTGTCATATCCAAGTAGACCTATCTTCTCTAAGAACTCAGGAATGATAGACAAGTGTGCTGATGTCATTGTGTAACGTGTGAATAGGACTCGAACATTCCTAGACATAGTTAAGAGCGTTAGAAAGACTGTTACTGCAAAAGACTTACCTGAACCCCTACCTCCTGTTATAATAAAGTATCTAGCATCTGACTTAAATAGTGCTGTGTATTTGTCGCTAAGATTCAGAGCTTATAAAGTTTATTAAAGGTACGTTAAGACTTTCATCATTAGTAGTTACATCAACTCTTTGCTGTGGTCGTCCATAGAAGTATTCAAAGAATAACTTTACTGCCCATTGTTCTTTACCCTCTATTCCTTTTTGTAATGCTTCAAGTGCTTTGCCATTCATAGGCGTTAAGTTCTCTATTAGCTTTTGTTCTTCCCCTTTACCTTTACGTCCTGCTCCTTCTCTTTTTCCTCCGTGTTCCATTTTGAAATAATTTGATTAATCAAGTGTTAATATATAATAGAAATTACTCGTATTCATTTGGTAGCATTAATCTAATACCTAAGTCAGTCATTGCCCACATTCTTATTTGGTCTGCGTATATCTCAAAGGCTTTGCTATCCATTCTAGCAGTAGACTTAACTACTTGGATTCCTACATTCCTATCGTTTACTTCTATACTATTCCATTCACTTGAGAACTTGACCTTTAGTAAGTCGTGTATTTCATCAGGAAAGTAGCCTAGTTCGTTTGATAATGTCTGTACTATACAACTCCAATAATAGTTATTCTGCATATTGCTTCTTGTGTTTCTTTGTTTCTTTACATCTACTAAATAGTCATTACCTAATTCCTTTAAATAGCTTATCAGAGTTTGCTTATCTTTATCACACTTAATAACGAACTTCATTAGTCAAAGGATTCATTGATCCCTCTTTCTCCGACTAACTTTTCTTTAGCTCCTGCCCATAACTTATCTCTGTTCTTAGTTAGGCTAGGCTCTGTCCTTTGTAAGGTAGGTATGCCTTCTGTCGGTACACTATCCATATAAAGACCGCATTCACACTCTGCTTCCTTTGCAACCCAAGCTCCATCTCTGTGAACTATTGTAGCCTTAGATAGTTCTTTAGTCTTTCCACATTCGCAAGTGTATAGTGTCATAATATCTTTAATTGTTTTTCCTGCTTATTTATTCTTTCTTCTGCAATCTTAAAATACTTCTCATCTTGCTCTATTCCTATAAACTTCCTTTTTAAATTCTTTGCAGCTACTCCTGTACTACCTGAACCCATTGTAAAATCTAAAACAATTTCGTTTTCATTGGTGTAGGTTTTTATTAGGTATTCCATTAAAGGAACTGGTTTTTGCGTTGGGTGTAAAACTCCATTTCTATTGGGGCAATTAAAATACATTACAGAGTTAGGATATTTATTATTTCCGTTTACATTTTTAACAGATTTTAAAATAGGTTGAGTATTGCTAACCTTGCTAACCTTGCTAACCTTCCAGTGATTGGGGTTTCCTTGTGTCATTTGCGGATTGTATGTAGGTTGTTTTTTATAGAATAAGCTTATATTTTCGTGATACTTCATTACTCTTTTTTTACTAAGTGCAAAGCCTGTAGGGTGTGATTTGTGCCAAATAATATCATATTTATAGTTCTTAATATTACTCATTCTTAATGCTGAACTGAAAGGCTCACTTCCAAACAGTACAATAGCTCCATTAAGTTTTATTATCCTATTTAGTTGTTCCCACATTAATTCAAAGTCTATTACTGAATCCCACTTACAAGCAGTAGTACCATAAGGAGGGTCTGTAATTATTGCATCAATACTTCCGCTTTCTATAGTTTTCATAACTTCAAGG